GCCGAGCAGTTGCCCACCCATCCTGCGCGCCCTGACCTCGTGGTCAGCCGTGAGGCGCACGACGAAGATCTGATGGTCTACCATCCTGAGGTAGTCCACTTCCTCCGGCAGACGCACATCGTCTATGACCACGCCATAGCCCAGCCGCTGAATCTCAAAGTAGTCCTGCCTCCAGACCCGAAGCCAAAACTTGCGATCCACCTCACGCAAGGCCGCACCAATGTCTTGGAGCAGTTCGCGCCCAGTGATCACCGTCAGCCCTGAGTAGCGGTCCACCGTGAGCGTCTCGTCCTTGCCCAGTTGCCGGTAGGCAAGGTTGGCAAGGTGCTTGATCGCGTCAGCGATGCCGTGCCGCTGATAGCCACGATGCTCCTCAAAGAGCGCCGCGATGCTCGACTTCCCCGCACCCTGTGGTCCGAGGATCGCCACCGACCTGCTCACCACTTGGTGTTCAGCAATGCCTGCGGAACCCTCCTGTAGTCATCCACCTGCCGACCATTTGCCCAGGCGTCTTCTGCCTTGAGCCAGCCGATCACCTGCACGGTGCGGCACTCAGTCTCTGGATCTGGGTACGCAAGGAACAGCACCTTGTCTCGGTTGAGATCCTTCTCCCTGACTACTAGACCTGCGCCTGGATGAGTGATGTGGCGCACCTCGATGTTCCGACCGACATCAGGTTCATCTTTGTGCAAGGCGTGTTCCTCTTTGGGCCAGACCTTTGCGTGCCAAACGCGATCCGTTGCCTTTCCGACAGCGCACTCAGCAACCGACATCACAAAGCCAGCGTCAGCCTCATCCTTGTAGACCTTGCGGCTCTGGTCGGCATAAGCCGGTGTGTCCTTCGTCTGAAGGTTGACCTGCTTTAGTTGCACGCCTCGCTGCCTGCACTGCTCCAACTCCTCGTCAGTCAATGTAATCATCATCCTTGTCCTCCAAGAATCTCAGCCAGTGAAGGCATCCTCTTTGCTTTAGTAAGAGTCTGTTTCTTCTCTGTTTCTTCTCTTCTCTTCTCTAGCGCGTGACCGAACCGTGACTCAGCCCCTTTTCCCGCACGACTCCGTTGCTGGCGCTCGGCTGAGGTAGGGTCGACTTGCCAGCGAGACCAGTGTGAGACGGTGATGAGACCGCTCTGAGACTCCTCTAGCAAGCCTTCGGTAATGAGCCGAGGGACCGCCCTGGAGAACTCTGGTCCGAGGATTGTTTGCAGGTGCTTTCGGTCTCGGAACTCACCACCCTTCCGCATCTCCTTTGACACTTCAAGGATGATGACGAAGGCGCGAAACTGAAGATGCGTGAGGCTGCTGATGATCGCGTCCTTGTGTGCCTGTGCTGACCACTTGATCCATAGATTCATTTCGTCCTCCTCTGCTTAGTTGGGGAGCGGCATAACCCGCTGCCGCCCCCCAGAGATGTTTAGAACGGCAACTCGCTCAGGTCCTCTGGGACGAGTTTGGGTTTTGCCGGTGCGCCTGATTGTTCTGCCACCCACTGCTGGCTTGGCTTGTCCTTGCACCAGCCGCCGTCGCTGGTCTTGTGACTGGCCGCGTAGAAGGCGTTGTACGGCTTGCCGCTCACCTTGCTCACTCCACCTGGCTTTAACTGCCACGACTCGCCGTGAGAGCAGGCAGCGTCCCCGCCGCCACCTGAGACAAAGAGCATCGCTGCCGCAGCCATCACCTGATCGTCTCCAGACATCCTGCTAGAAGCCTCTACAGAGGGTGCTGGAGCGTCGGAGAGGTGCCTTGACCTGCCAAGTGGCACTGGGACGCCCTTCTCTGGGCTGTAGAGGCTCCTGCCCACTCCAACCTGAGCGGCGCACCTGCGGAGCGCGTCGCTGGCCGCTGACTTCAGCGGCTCGTCATCCTGCGTGGAGTTCGGGTAGCCGAAGTCCTGTCGGATCGTGGACTTGCCGTCGATCACGATGACTAACGAGCCGTGGACCACGCCACGGTTCGGATCAGCCACCTTGACCTCAAACTGCCAGCCCTCAATGCCGAGAACATCGTCCAGCCGCTGTGCGACTGCTCGCGCGTCGGCGTAGGTGAAGGTCATCCCTGCTCGTCCAGGACGATGCTTCAGGTCCTTCTCCTCGAATGGTGCTGCTAGTGCTGCTGAGATCTTGCTCACGCTTCCCTCCTAACTTTGATTACCAGCGATGGCTGGCGCATTGCCCAGATTGCGAATAACCAATCTGCTTCTAAAAAACCGAGATACTTGTTGTGCCAAGAACACAGTGCGCCCCTTACGCAGTTGCCACACGACCGACCGCCCTTGCAGCAGTTGTGATCGTGGTCAATGACTAACCCATTTACGCCAGACCCAGTGGCATTACAGCCCGCTGCATAGCATCCAGCCTCAAGAAGTTCTTGAAGCCGCTTGACAGTAATGTTGTATCTGCTTGCGCGCGACTGCAACTTGCGGCCCTCACTCTTGTCGTATGCCACTCGTTTAGCCTTAGAAGCCTCGCCGGGCCTCCAAGCCTTCCTCTTGGCCTTGCCGTTCGCGGTTGCGCGATACTTCGCACTTGACTCCCTTCTTCTTGCAAGTGCCTCCTCTTTGCTCAAAGGATTCGACCGGCTCACTTGTCCACCTCCTCTGTCTTGAACTTGAACACTCGCGCACCGGGAACTTCCCGCGTGTACGCATCTACGACTTCCACCGCAGGCTTGAGAGCCTCTAGCAGAAGTTTGTAGTCCACCTTCTGGCTTGACTTGTTCTGTTTCCACGTCGCAGACCAGCCTTCGCCTGCGACGCCAGCCTTCTCGCCGATGGCCTCCTTGAGACTGATGGCGAGGTTCTGGAGTTCTTGATCTAGCAACTTGGCTTCGTAGTGCTTCTCTGCGTACAACTGCGCCACGCGATCAATGCCAGCGTCAGCCTGCGCCCACTCCTCCAGTCCGTTCCACGGCGTGACCGCCGCCAGCGCGTCGCTGTCCTCGCCTTGCAAGGGTGGCGGAGTCTGGGTTGCGAGCAGGCTGCGGAACTCCACCGCCTTGCGGTACAACTCCGTCTGCATCTCAATGCTTGCCTTCACGCGCTCAATGCGGAAGACGAGACCACCGAGCAGCACAGCAACATCGCACCACGGTGCGCCAGTCACGAACATCTGCCACTGCACCTGCGCGACCACTTCTGGCGGCACAGGGTGCAGACTCCAGCGCGGTGAGGTGCTCGTCTTGATCTCCACCAAGCCGTCCTCACCGACGATGGTGCGGTCCAGTGATGCCATCGCCCAGGGGATGTCCTTGATGCGGACAATGCCGTTGCTGCGCTTCAACTTCTTGCCAGTCTCCATCTCGTAGAAGGTGGCGACTGTTGATTCAAGGAGCAGCCCACGCACTGCGGCCGCGCCCACCGGCTCAGGCTCATACTTCCCCAACTTCTCAGCCCATAGTTGATACGGCGTCTTGTACGGATTCAGCCCTGCGATGACTGAGACCTCGGTCGCCGTGATGCCGTCAGCCCGAAGTGCGAACCACTCAGGGCTGCGCTGCTCTGCTTTGACGAACTCGTACTGCTTGCTCACGCCTTTGCCTCCTTCTTTGCCTGCTCAAGAAGGCGCTTCGCCTCATCGAGCCTCATCCCGCCTTCAGGCTTGTAGATTTGCACCAGCGTCTGATAGTGCCTGACCAGGCACGGCTTGCACAGCCGCTGCCCAAGACCAGGCTTGACCTCGGTTTCACACTTGGCGTCGCACAGGACGCACTTCCACTTGATCACTTGCCCTCCTTCTTTGCTCGGTCCTTCTTTGCCCAGCCCTTGCCGGTGAACACAATCGCCGCTGGCGTGTAGACCATCCGCATCCAGCGGCCGCACTTCTCGCACTTCGGGTTATACAACTGCGTCATTGAGTGCGTGTGTTCTTCACGCGCACCACAGTCCCCGCAGCGGTACTCGTAAACAGGCATCAGCCGAAGATGCTGAAGCCGACAACCACAAGGAACCAGAGCGCGATGAAGGCGATGATCGCCTCAAAGCGCAACTGCCCTCGGCTGACTTCCTGCATCTTGTCCCAGTCCGTCTTGCCGTTCGGCTTGCGCCAGAGCAGCGGCTCGCTCTTTCTATTGACCTTCACTTGGTCACCTCCATCGCTACCAGCCAACCAATGGCTGCATACACTGCCAAGACTCCAACAAGTGCGAACTTGCTACCCAAGAATCTGTTGATCACTTCGCCTCCTCCGCGAACGCCGACCACGGCGTCGCTGCTACTTGATTGCGCCCAACGCGGCGCGGTGCCGGTACGCCATAACTGAAGACCAGCATCGGCATCTTTGGATTAGTGGACTTGATGACCTGCGTGCAGACGCCATCACGGACGCTGGTGTTGGCGCGAATGAACTCGTGATCGAGTTCTGGCATCGCGGCGCAGCGGCCGCACTTGCCGTCCTCAACTTGCATCCAGTCGCGGAGTCGCATCCCTGCGCTGTAGTTCATCGTGTCCTTCACGCACTGCTCGCAGAGCGCCTGCTCTGAGTTTGGGTGCTGGTACAACTCTGTCACTTGAACCTCCTCATCAGGATCAGCCGAGTGGCTGTTCCTCCCTGATGTCACAAGCCTAGACCGTGACATAACGGCTTGTCAAGGGGGTAGTCGCAAGGTGGTCCCCCCTGCCGTGGAGGAGGTCACGACAGGGGGATGAGCCGCCCGAAGGCAGCCTAGTCATCGTCCTCGTCCACAAGGTCCACGATCACCTCAATGCAGAGGCCGCAGAGCGCGTGCGAGACGCTCAGAGTGTAGCCGCTGCCTGCCTGTAGGGTCTCCTCACCAAACCGCCAGACACGCCCAGATTCGCCGCAGGATGAGCAAACGCCTGGGACCGGAGGGTCAACCCTTGCGGGGAGAAACGGCATCCGAGATGCACGGCAGAACGCGGAGATCATCCCAGCCGTAGCGACTCACCGTGAAGGTGAGCAGCCCCGCAGGAGCCACGACGCCAGCCTGCTCCGTGAACCACTGCGAGCCGCCATCGAGCGCAGGCGCTTGGAAGTGCGTGCGCTGTCCTGACTGCTTCACCGCAAGGTGGTGGTAGTGACCAGTAAGCAGGATGTCAGCGTCACCGATTGGCTGCATCCCGAACGCTTGCTTGCCCCACCACGACTCAGCCGATCCCTTGACCTGATGGCCGTGCGCCAGTCCGACGATGGTGCCGTGGACATCCAGCGTCAGCGTCAGTTCGTTCTTCGGGAACACGAACGCGATGTGGTCATAGGCTGGGTTGGCGCGAATAATCTCGCCGACCTGCTCCATCACCGCAACATCATCGTTGTCACCGAAGGTCGTGTACGCCTTGCCGTTGGCTCGGTTCTCACCGTGGTTGCCCGGCACAGCCGCGACAATGATCTGCGGAGCGAAGGTCGCCCAGTGCATCAACGCCTTGACCAAGATGCGACGCAGGACCGTGACCTGCTCTCTTCGATCTAAGTCAGCCTGGAACGCCTGCATCGCGTAGTGACCAGAGCAGGACTCCACCAAGTCGCCAAGCCCGACCACGACCATCTTGTCCAGCGGCCGTCCTGTCTTGACGAGTTCCTTCCAGCGATGCTCCACCTCGCCGATCCCAGCGAGGAAGCGCGAGACGATGCCGGCAGAGCCGCCACCTTCGCCCTTGCCCATTTGGAAGTCCGAGAGTGCCACCACCATCGCCGTGCCGACACCGTTGATAATCGGCTTGCGTGGCTTGAACTTCTTGATCTCGCTGATCATCTCTGCAACATCGCTGTCCACTGCAACGCGCTTCTGGATGACCTTGCCCTTCCACTGCCGGTTGAGCGTTCCGAGCGGGTCGCCCCAGACATTCATCAGGACTGGCTCAACGACCTCAAACATCTCAGGATCAAGACCCCAGACCTTGAGAACGGTGTCCCAGTTCGGCGCGTTCTCGCCAGGCGTGACGCTTGTGGTGAGGACGCCCTCCTTGCCGTTCCACGCAACGCCAGGCTCCCAGCCCTCAGCGTGTTCTCTGCGGGGCTTCTTGGCAGACTCCAGTTCGTTCTGGATCGCCAGCATCTCGTCTAGTTGCTCAGACATTGGCGCACCTGCAATCCCCGCGTCGGTGACGCGCAATGTTGTAGTAGACCCAGACTTGCTTGCGAGCCTCTAGCCACTTCTGGATTGTCTTGGAAGTGATCGAGGCTGATGCCAGGGCCTCATTGAGAGCCTGAATATCAGCCTCGCTCAGATCAAGTGACTGGAACGCACAGCGCGGTCCCTTCACAATGTTTTGCAGTTCCCTGAACTGCTCAAGTGCGTCTGCCATTTATCCTCCCCTACACGCGGCTCGGCTACGAGCCACTCCAGCGATCCTGACGATGGCTCACGCCATTGTCAAGGACTACTTCTTTGCCGCGGTCTCGTTGCTCAAGCCGTAGCGCGAGTTGCTTGGGTCAAGGTAGGTCTGGAGAACCTGAAGCCCAGATGCAAGACCAGCCGACA